CGATTATAAATAGTATTATCACCGGTCATTATGAATCTAACTGCATACGGATTTTCTTCATCAAAATTCTCTTGACGTTCTAATTCATATGTAGATACCGGCGATACGTTAACAATTCCCAACTCTTCATCAATATCTAAATATAGATATAAATCACCGTACTTACATAAATTTCGTATCCATGGCCATATATTGTATTCTACATTCAATATATCATAAAATAAATTATGTAATATTGATTTTATCTTTGCATTATCGGTTTTGATTTCTAAAACATCACCATCTGCTGATTTTACTGTAGATTCATCTGCATACACATCTAACGCGGAAGCTATAATTGGATCTAAATCCATTGCCTCATAATCAGTATACAACTGCGTTTTCATGGCATGGAAATTATAAGCATTACCGATACCGGTAACTCCTATATTACGATTAGTATGCATACCTGCGTACCTATCTACATATTTATCCCCATAACGATTACCAGCTGATTGTAGTCTACTGGTGTCTACTACCTTTAATCGGTCTTTACCTACTTGTCTTACTACTACCTGTGTATTAAATAGACGTCGAAGCCTAGTTTTAAGTGTTGTATCTGCCATAAGTTTATTTTATATAAATATTAAAGTAACCATTTTAACGATTGTCTCGTATTACCGGGCCCGGGCATTTCCCATTGAGCACGAGAATTGTAATCACCAGTTTGATATATTGGTGCACTCTTCCCAATCCTAGATATCGTTTCCATGGTCAAATCTAATCCCTGCTGACGCAACTTGAGTGCAGTATCACGTACCCATAATGCAATACAAAACGCCATAACTAAATCATCGTTATAACCTCGTTGTGCCTGTGGCTTATCATTTATCCATATGAATACCATTAATTCATCTAACAATCTCGAACTATGTACTATGGGTGTCTTTTCCCTAAAGTACGTTTCTAGTTTAGCAATCATTAACGGTCGAGTTCTAGTAGATGTAACATGACCAGGTATCATATTACTCTTATCTTTTAAATCATAACCTTTAACTAAATGAATATTATCATCTACATATCCGTCTTGTTTATACGTATAAAATATATTTGGATAATTTCTATCTAGCGCAACTTGAATTACAGCCCAACCGACGTTTGCTGTTTCGATTGCTAATAACGCATTATTGTATTCTGTAGCTATCGAAATTAACATATGACCGAATTCTGTAGTTCCTATTTTACCCTTATATTCGGCTACTTGATGCAATGTTTCAATTTCAATAACATGGAATGCAGAAGTATCACTACCATCGCCTCGGGCGACGTCAGCTGATACTATATAATTTTTAGTATAATCAGGGTACTCCCAAATCCATAAATCACCACCCGGACCTCGTTTTTCCACAGGATCATGATTTTCAACATAAGTAAGTCGATACCACTCTACTAACTCACCAGCTACAACCGTATGTCCAGATGATATGAAATCACAATCACATTCTTGGGCAGCTAATCTTTCTCCTAACAATTCGGTTTGTTCATCTCTCCATCTCTGATCCCTATCCGGATGCAATGTCCAATGCAGTCTAATCGGGTTAAACTGTTTTCCTTCCTGTGCAGCTACCCATGTTTTATGGAAAAAATTCCCGGTACCGTTCGGTGTACTCAATACTATCGCTCCACCACCAGTAGCGAGTGTCTGCTGAGCTGATGCCCATATTTCATCAATTTTATCTATGAATGCCGCTTCATCTACAATCAATAATGATAATGCTTCTGAACGTCCTGAAGTACTTGCACTCGATACAGCTTTAATTACGGAGCCGTTTTTAAACTTAAGTGATAGTTTATTATCTTCAGCTGTAGACCCCTGTAACCATCTGGGTAGATTTTCATGCATTACCCGAACTTTAGTTACTAGATTTTTAGCTACATCTTGAGTCGTAGCAATAACCAAAATATTAAAATCGTCACGAAATAACATACACCATAATGCATATGCTGCTACTAGTGTAGATATTCCCATCTGCCTTGATTTCAATATAACGTTATAACGATTTTCGGCAATAGATTCTAAAGTCTTTTCTTGAAATTTATATAAATCAAAATATATTTTTCCTTTAGTTGGATGCTGGATTATTCCATACTTTCGCATGAAATATACCGGATCCATAGCACATTTCATGTACTGCTCGGATATAACTTGTTTAAGACTTGGATTGGGCATTTTTACTCTTCACCTAATAGAAGAGCTTCTAAATCATCTCGCTGTTGCTGAAGTGCTTTTCTATCAACAATATAATCTTCTTTTCCTATCTGATTTGATTTAAATCGTTTGAATAATAAATCCATTTCGCGATGTATACGTTGTAATTTAGTATGGTATTCATCCATGGATGTATCTATATCACCCTCTTGGTCCCAGTCGAGCTCTTCTTCATTTATTTTATTTCGAATTAATGAAGCTAATTTAATACTTGTTCTTCTCATAATTAAAATATTGGTTGATCATCTTTATCCATAAACTGCCCGGACTCGTAATGAAATTGATATTTTTCTCTAGAACCGGGCTTAACGAATATAAACAACGGGCCGTCCATGATATATTCATCAAAATATGACCTGGTATTTCCGGTAGCCGTACACCAATCCGTTCCTGAACCTATCTCACAAGACATTCCATATAAGTCCTTACGACCTTTAGGTATTTCATATACCTCAAACCCGTCGACTGACCCTAAATGAAATTCTTTATATTTATCTGCTTTCTGTATACCCTTCTTAGCACTAGGATCTTCCTGTTCAGAATCACGTAATCCGATTGCAGTAGTTACGAATTTACGTACATCAGCTGTTGTCTTATATCTATTAATATCAGGATATTCAAATTCACGTTTCCTACGATTGAAGACATCAAAATATTCTTTATATTTATATGCATCTTCTCCTTTAATTGTATCATCGGCTACTTTTTTAACTAACCATGTAGCATATGCAGTCTTATTTCCTACTGCATCTACTATATCTTGAAAAACGTCGGATTCAATTTTTCCACTATCAACAAATTGTGTACGTAACTGGTCAATAGAAACTTCTTGAATAATATCTTCAAGTAAGGTGGATAATTTGATTCTTTTTCTCATATATAAATAAATATTTAGTTTTTATTTTTTTACCTAACATATTTTAATAGTCCCAAAATTTGGTTTACTGGCGCAAATGTGCCAGTCAATTTATATGTTTTACCATTATATACAAATACTAAGCCTTCTATAGGAACAACTTTATCTATGCCACCGGCACTCTGTAACCTTCGAAGCTGTATTTTTGCCTTATCAATTAAATTAATATCACCCGTTTTCTGTACCTGTTTTAACGTTGAACTCAAATTATTTTTTATATCACGAATCGTTTCGTTCTTAGATACTGCGAGTACATCATTCAAGTTTTCCAAAACTTCAGTGCCCAATTCCAAGAAAATATCTTGAAATTTTTCCATTATTTTCATATTTTGTGTTTTTACGAATGACTTATCTAGACTCTTAATATCATCCAAATAATCCGGATCATCTGTTAAATTCGAATCGATTCGATATTCTTTATTATCATACGTCCAGCGTTGTATTAATTTAGTTTTGGATTCCGGGGCTAAATCCGGAAATGACTTATCAATAAATTCGCCCCACCACATCTCATACCAAAGGCCAATCCTATCAGAATCATCTAATTGGAAATCACGTTGTATCTTTTCAATTTTATTTATATAATAGATTAATCGATTACCATAATCTTGATGTTTTTCAACTTGTAATACTTTCGGTGGAATAATCTTAAATGTTTCCTGTACATCTGAATTGACATTAGCTATTAATCTTTGAAGTTTTTTTCCATATTCAGGAAACGTATCCACTACACGTGCATTATCATCAAACTCTAACAGACCATGAAACTGCAGATATGCTTGATTTCCGTACGCAATCACATTTTTGGTTTCAGGATATATAATTTCTAAATTAATAAAACGTTTACCCTCTTGGAATATCTCCGATAATGTAGTATCCGGTACATTTTGTAGAGCTCGTTCCAAATCTCGCATTGCAAACATAAATGCGCGCTCTACGGGTCCGCGTCCTCTAAACTTCAACTGCAGCTCTTCATAATCTATAGGATTTTTTATTTGTGTTTTATTTCTAGCTGCCTTAACTTCATTATCTTTATACGTGATTAATATATTTTGTCCGTCTGTTTTCTCAGTAACATCATTTTCGATATTTAATTCTCCTGAAAGGGTTCTTCGTATAATTTCTTTCATATCACCAAATGTCAAATCTTCATCATGATAATACGGATGTGACATATGTCCAGCTCCTCCGCCCTCTAATATCACTTCTTCATCAATTCGAAATTTATCTCGTAATAATGAATATATCTTAGAATTAAACCAACCCATTAAAGATTTGAATTCAGTTTCTGTTGCAGTTGCTAATTTTTTTCTCAATTCAGTACCACTCATCTCAGCATCTTTCATTGATATTGATTGATGCGGTATTACATATAAATATCCGTGCTCAGTAAACGGTTTTAGATTATCTGAACGATAATTCTGAAAATAGGTAGGACTTCCGTCTTTCTTTTTTCCCGGACGAAATCTAGGATTTTCTTGCATATCCTTCTTACCTACAGCAAATAATACTATATCATTATCAGAAAAAGTTTTCGTCACTTCTACAGGAGTATACGGGTCCTTGACACGAATAAATTTATTCAAAGGTATTTTATGTAATGAAGCGATACGCTGTTTTTCTTCAAAATTCAGTGGTGATTTGGTAGAATCTACCTTATTACTAGTAGTTATATATACATTATCGGTACCGAATTTATTTACCAGGTGTTCGTAAGCAGCTACATGGTGCCTGCCCATTGGTTGAAATCTGCCCGGATAAATTACTTTAATCATCATATATAAATACTAGTTAATTCATATTTATATTCAAATTTGAATAAGTTTATCATTATTGTACATGTACTACGCAAGTGAATCGATATATGGCATTTCCCGTATTAGTGGTACTATTCTTGTAAACAAATATTTGATTACTACCTGATAACGCTTCTATTGTAAATCCGCGGTCGCCTTCTTGATCCTTAGCAATACCGGCAGCTTGCTCGTCATCGGAAAAATTATTAACTACAAAACTAGGAAGTGATAATCTAAAACTGTGTACTCCTGTACCAGCAGTTGCGTTAGTACCGATTCTACCTCCTATAGTTAATATTGGAGCAATATAAGAATACATGAGTTCATGTGTTGCATCTACTAAATCTAAATTAACTAGATGACTT